TCTTTGTTGCTTCGCAAATGTTCATTCTCTTCCATCACCTCATTTTTTCTACTCACCACTCTCATTACTGTGTTGCATTTTTGGGACGCTCGGAGCAAAAAAAATATCTACAGGATCTTTCAGATTTAAAAATTCAGTAATCTTAACAGCCTCTTCCAATGTAAATTGTGTTCTCCCATTTAACTTTGCATTCAGAGATTGCACAGTAATACCAAGATATCCTGATAATTTAGCCTGTGAAACATGCGCTTCTGCCATCTTCCCCTTTAATTTATCAAATGACATTTCTCCACTTCCTTTCGTTGCATATTTGGGATATTTGTATACTACACCTTTTCCATAAGGCTGTCAACCCATATATGCAACATTTCTTTAACGTTTTTTAAATATATGTTGCAAATATGAAAAAATAGTTTATAATGGCATTATACGGAGGTAGCAATATGAGCGAAAAAGAAATAAGTGAAAAAATGCAAGATATAATGAAACGAATGAAAACCAGACGCGAAGAGCTTAATATGTCATATCAGACTTTATCCGAAAAAGTTGGCATCAGTAAATCTACGCTTCAAAGATACGAAACTGGATATATAAAAAACATGCCTGTAGACAAATTAGAAGAAATTGCTGACGCACTTAGCGTATCGCCAGCTTATCTGATGGGATGGGAAAGCTCCAAGCCTATTACTATGGCAGCTCATCTCGATGGCAAAGATTTCACCAAAGAACAATGGAGCCGTATAGAATCTTTTGCCAAATTTGTAAAACAGGAAGATACAAAGCAAATCCCATAAACAGAACAGCTCTTATGCTGCACTTAATGCTGGGAGGGATAAAGTTTGAATAAATTAGAACACTTAGAACAAGAAGCCTTTGATAGTAATGTGAAGATTCATGATTACTATCTTGGTGAAGATAATTTAAAAGGATTTTACATCAATGGAAATATTGCTATCAATACATCTGTTGGCACTACCGCAGAAAAATCCTGTGTTCTTGCTGAAGAACTCGGACACCACTACACTTCCGTTGGCAATATTCTTGACTTGACATCTGCTGCCAACCGAAAACAGGAACGTCAGGCAAGGCTCTGGGCATACAACAAGCAGATCGGTCTGATCGGACTGGTACGAGCCTTTGAGCATGGCTGCCAGAACCGGTTTGAAATTGCAGAATATCTGGAAGTGACAGAAGAATTTCTGGAAGAATGCATTGAATGTTACCGGAATAAGTACGGGATATGCAAGCAGGTAGATAATTATGTGGTGTATTTTATACCACAGTTGTCGGTGATGAAATTGGTATAACCGTAGCAGACAGAATAATAAAAGCGGAGCATAAACCTATTCATAATAAGCATCTGAGGTGATTAAAATATTAATCGGTTTATTAATATCAATTACACCGTTCAATCCTTTGAATTTTGGATTCTTTGGGCGTGGGTAATTGTATTCATCAGATATGTTGTACCCTACACGATCAATCAGATCCTCAACATCTCGTCCTGTATAATTTTCACATATTGATTTGCCGTCAACATCGGTAAATGTTACTTTTGCTATTAACACAGTATCACCTCCAAGGAGCGTAGTATGGAATACATAAACTATTTAAAACACAATTTTGATATAAGTATTATACCCTCACCCCATCAAGATTACAACTTTCTTCATAAGATTAATGCTTTGTATTCTGCTGCCGGAAGATATCTCAATACATGCATAAGGCAGTATGACAGGATTGAAGATTGGGCTCAACAGCAAAAAGATAGGGGAAGCCGAACTGTACACTTGGAAGAAGAAATTGACTTTGTTTTAATATTTTCAGATATTCACTATCTTCTTATTGCATTAGATAAATGCTACAAATTAGAGGGCGAACTTTATGAATTACTATGGAACAAACAAAAGAAAGATATTTTTCTTGATTTAGAAACCGTAGACGATATACGGTTAATGCGTAACACTCTTGAGCATATGGAAGAAAACTTATTAAAGTATAATAAAAATGATGATTTTCCTTTGCCTGATGAATATAAGAAAAATGGCTGGTCTTGGCTTGAATACCAAATGGCTACAATATCAAATGGGGAATTCCAATTAAAAGACAAGACGTTGGTATTTTCAGAAACAATGTTTGATTCAGCTATAATTGCTCTCACTGAAATTGAGCAAAAATTTATAGATAGAATGGCACATTTCAATCGAGAATAGATTGTACAAAAACCTTGTATATTATTAGTTAAGAAAGGACGTGATCACATGCCATTACCAAAACCAAACACTTACACAGTTGAAGATATCTATCTTCTCCCAGAGGGACAACGCGCCGAGCTGATTGATGGTCAGATCTACAATATGGCTCCACCGAGTCCACTGCATCAGAAACTTGTTGCATTATTTACTACCGCTCTTCAAAATTATATCAAATCAAATGGCGGTTCCTGTGAGGTTTATCCTGCTCCATTTGCTGTTTTTCTTAATCAGGATAGTTATAATTATGTTGAACCAGATATCTCTGTAATTTGCGATCCAAGTAAAATGAATGACAAAGGATGCAATGGTGCTCCTGATTTCATCATTGAGATTGTATCGCCAAGCAGCCAGCGCATGGATTATCTCACAAAATTATTTAAGTACCGGACAGCCGGTGTCCGCGAATACTGGATTGTTAACCCAATGACACGGATCGTTCAAGTCTACTGTTTTGGTGAGCCAGAAGATTCTACGCAATATTCTTTTGATGAAGAAATCAGTGTGGGAATCTACAGCGATTTAAAAATCTGCATTGCAGATTTACTGAAATAAAAAAGAAAACCGCTCCTGCGCCAACAGGAACGGCTCAAGACTAATGCCCCGAAGGATACACCAGTACGTTCAAAATATAGTGTATCATCTTCGGGCAGCCACCGCAAGCAGAACTCATGTTCTTCTGCTGGCTGTTATTTTTATACTCATTTTTACGTATATTGAAGAGAAAGGTGATATAATATGCCAAGTAAAATTGAACGCTGCGCCATTTACATCCGTGTGTCTACCGCTGAACAAATGATGCATGGTAAATCCTTGGAAGCACAAAAACAATACCTGACCAATTACGCCAAAGAACATAATATGACCGTTGCTGGAGTTTATGCTGACGAGGGTAAAACTGCCCGTAAAGAATTAAAAAAGAGAAAAGCCATCCATTCCCTGCTTGAGGACGTAAAAGCCGGAAAAATTGATGTGATCATCTTCTGGCGAATTGACAGATGGTTCCGTAACCTGTCTGATTTTTATAAGGTCCAGGAAGTCCTTGACGATAATAACGTCCGCTGGATCAGCACCAGTGAACCAGGAATCAATATGGAAACCAGGGATGGACGGTTGCAGCTGAATGTAGTCTTATCTATTGGCCAGAATGAAGTTGATACCACCAGTGAACGTATCAAATTCGTAAATGAAGCATCTATCCGACAAGGAAAGCTGATCTTCGGTGATGTAAATATGGGATATGGTTATAAATCCGGAATCATTGACGGCGTAAAACGCATGGTAAAAGATCCTGATCGAGAAGACACTGTAAATGCCTTTTATCGTTTTTTCTTTAAGCACCATGCAAAAGGGCTTTCCATGCGCTATATTCAGGAAAATTATGATCCGAATTTCACATGGGCGAATATGCGAACATTGCTATCAAGTGAATTTTACAAAGGAACCTATCGCGGGATTCCATACTGCCCTGCTTACCTGACAGAATCTGAATGGAACAATCTGCAGGAAATACAGAACGCAAATGTTAAGCGTGCTCCTTCTGGCCGGATTTATCTTTTCAGTGGCATGATAAATTGTCCGATCTGTGGACGCAGGCTTAGCGCAAGAGGCGGTTCGTCCATTATCAACAGGAAAACCGGTGCCAAAAAAGTATACTGCTATTACCGATGCAATAAAGCTTTTATTGATCACAAATGTACATACAAGCACATGGTAAGTCAAAATCTCATAGAACAATACCTGATTGATCATCTGGAATACGAATACAATAAATTTAAAATAAAATGTGAAAAAATTGAAAAGGAACAAGAAAAAAAGAAGAAAGTTCAGACTCCGGAAAAGCTTCAGAAAGAATTAGAACGATTAAATCTTCTCTTCCAGAAAGGAAGAATCGAATGGGATTATTACAGTAAGGAATATGACCGGATTGAAAACAAACTGAATGAATTGTTAAATGTGGCTCCGGAATTAGAACCTGATTATGCTTATCTGGAAGAGCTGCTGAATACAGACTTTAGAACAATGTACTACAATTTAACCCAAGAAAACCGCAGAGCCTTCTGGCATTCTATTATCCGGGAGATTCACCTGAACACTGATCATACTGTCGACTCTGTTGATTTCTTATAGCGTCTTGTACTAACTTGTTGACTCCGTTTGGGGCG